GTCATCTCCATTAGCTTTATAAGTTCCATCACCTCTCTTCTTAGCTGTATCTAACCCAAAACTTGCTAGTGCTCCGGTAAAAATACTAGCTACAAAAGTTATATCACGAGGTTCTTGCTTGCCTAGTCCTGGGATAGTCAAGTAGTTCAAAGAAATAATGAACCCGGCCCATACGACTACCCCAAGTCTGACAAATGTACCCAATATGGCTACTTGTTCTTCTTGATCGTCAATTGCTTCACGCAATTTACCAAGAGGACCTTTAGGCTTCTTAGCCTTATCATCCTTAACGGCAGTCCCTGTTGTAGGTGTTTCGGTCATAACAACTAAATCGTCAACTTTACTTTAGAGGTTCCTGAGAGGGAACCTTTTTTGGTGTCCAATATCATCTGTGCAAATGAAATTGCTCGGGCCGGGATTTCTTAAGTTCAGCCCACCCAATATGAAGTTTAAAAAGACTCTTCAACAACAAGGTCTTTACGTCATCAACTTCAGTCTTCCAGCTGGTAAAACCTGCCCTGGTGCTGACAAGTGCTGGGCAATGGCTGTCGTCGATTCGGACGGCAAGGTCAAACTTGTTAAAGGAGAAAAGAACGAATACATCTGCTACGCCGCTAAAGGCGAAGTGGTTTATTCAAACGTACAAAGAGCTCGTGCTCATAACAAAGCAATTATCGATGGTCTCAGTACCCATGAGATTGTCGATCTAATGCTTGTTTCCCTTGAGTCCAATTACAAGAACCTTCTCAAAAAGGCCAACTTGTTTAGATGGCATGTCTCGGGAGATTTCTATCTTCCTAAATACAGAGATGCAATTTTTATCCTGACTCAAGAATTATCCAACTTGATCCACTACGCCTATACGAAAAATCTTCCTCTCTTTAAAGATGTCAAATTACCTGACAATTTCAGACTCAACGCTAGTTGGGGTGGACGTTATGACCATATGATTAACTCCACAGATTTTCCACGCTCTGCTCGAGTCGTCAAAGACCACGAGGAGGCAGACCAACTCGGTTTACCAGTCGATGTGAATGACTCACTCGCCTTCGGTGAACGAGATCTTAACTTTGCCCTTATTGATCATTAAAACAATGAAACCAATCCACCTTGATCTCAATAACAAGCAAGCAGTTCATCTAATCACTTTGATTAGAAATTATGCTTATTTGCCTGATCACCTCCTTTCTAAAGAATTTGTTCAATCATTAGAAACAGTGATAGATCAAATTAAAGATTCTCAATTCGCTACTAAGTAACTATGGAAGACTACACAAACGACCCACTTCATATGAATGAAAGTGGATTCATTGATGCTGTTTATTTATTTGTTTGGGGTAATGACGACCCTTGTACAGAAGAATACAGCTTCTCTCACACAATTAAAGAACTAAAAACTCAATTCAGACGAGTATCAGAGGAAGAACAATTCATCGGTGACGTAGTGACTAAATGGGCTGGAGTTCCGAAAGATACACCATTTAATTCAGATCAGGAGAAAACTTTTATGAAAATGATTAACAACATTTTCGACAGTAAGGAGGCTTCATGAATAAACACCATAACCCAACCATTGCTCAACCTTATCTAGATGAACTTGTTAAGACATTAGGATCTGACTGGTCTGATTACAGTTGGAGCAATAATTTATGTGCCTCTGTTGGCTATGAATATGGGAGAGATAAAGTGATTATTATTTTCATTCCAAATAGTTTTAAAAATGATTTACTGAAGTGCGATGTGAATCAATTTCATATTCAATTAGATAATCCATATACAGGGCAATCCAAGATAATTGCAACCTTAGATACTATTTCTGAAACTATTAATTATGTCACTAAATTTCTTAAACAGAAAAGAGAAAGTGGTTACCCACAAACAGGGAGGGGCTTCTAATGGATTCAAAAACTAGAGACGAAATTATTCGTCGATGTGAAATCTTACATCACCTTGGCGATGACGGTATCCATCCTTGCTACGACCAGATTCCTCCCGATGAATTGATGGAACGCCACGGTGATCTTCTAGAAGATGATAGCGATCTATTCAAGCTCGAATTAAAACTTGTTCCTAGAGAGGAAAACTAATGACTGATCTTACTGACAAACAAAGAGATGGATTGATTGAACAGTATGTAGAGTTAGTCATTGATAACATGGACATCAAAACGATGACTCAAGTTATTACTGAACAACTAACAGATACTTATCAGGACTACTCAATAGAAGAGTTGCAAACTCAAGTAGAGACAACACATGACAAAGAGTTATACAAAGAATTAGTTGATAACGTAACCAACCCTGAGGAAAACTAATGCCAACTTTCCATGTCACTTGCTCCGAGAAGAACAGCTACACCGTTCATGTCGAGGCTGACAGTCTTGAAGATGTTCAACAAATGGATGACTCAGAGTTCGAGTATCTCGAACGTTTTGATGAGACCAGCAACTTTCTCAGTGTAGATAACATCGATGATCCTGATGGAGACGAATCTTACGACTCCGAAAACGACGCTGCATCTTACACATGAGTAAAAACATCATTGACAAACAACCATTCATTGATTGGTTAGCTGAATGCCCTGTGAAGGCTATCCGTAATGATGATCTCAACTTCGGAGACCATGAGGACTCTGAAGAAATTAACTACTCTTTTTACATTCCTTATGAGTGAAGATCTAGCTCGCATAGCCAATGCACTTGAAAGAATTGCTACTTCTTTCGAGAAAGAAACACACATCGTGATCGATCATGGTCATATCGAAAAGATAGACAACATCGAACACGGTGACATCGATACCCACACTAAGAGGTTCTAAGATGCATGGTTTCATCATCTAACCGACTAATTCCCAACACCACTAACCGAGGAAAACTAATGGCTACCATTACAAAGACACAATACATTTTCACACTCCATGAAATATGGGAAAGTGTATACGAAATTGACGCTAAAAAATTAGAGAATCCTGAATCAGAAAAAGAGGCAATCCAAGCCTTTTGCGATTTGATTATTCACAACGATGAACCACATAGATCACAGCAAAACAACTGGGAGATTGAGAGAGTTGATGTTAGGGATGTGACTGAAGAGATGGAGGAAAACTAATGAGTAACGACCAAAACCAAGAGAGGCTCTCCTATCACTACTACGAGGTAAGAGGAGAACACCCCGAGTATTCCAAAGAGCAATGCTTCAAGGAAGCTCAAAGTCGCTTCGAAGCTGAAGCTGACTCCCATGACTGACAAGTATCCCGTACTTCTTACTGCCGATCAAATATCTACATCGCTTTATGTGATGGAAGGATACATGCAAGGCAATGACGATGAAGAACTCGTTCAAGAAATAGACGAGATTTTCGAAGTTCTCGAAAAAGTTTCAGACACTATTCCCAATGACTGAATGGCATCTCCCATATAGTCACTGCCCTAAGTGCAACTGTCAGCACATGAGTTACGGCTCTCCAGTCGTAACAGAACAAGCAGTTTCAATTCATTTACCCATGACATGTAACAAGTGTCATGAAGAATGGATTGACGTTTTCACCTACAAACAATCTCATTCCTACGATCATGTCGACTAAATTCACCCACCAAAAAACTCCCACAACAGCAGAGTTTGATGAATTCATAAACAATTCCCCTGTTGAAATCTTGGAGAAAGAAGAAACAGAACAGATTTACAACACTGGTGGAAAGATGTATCGCAAGATTAATTATGCTTTCAAAGTTCCATTCGACAAAATTGAATATGAAGAATGGTGCATGCAAAAATGTTTAATAGATCTACTGAGAAATTACTGCGACAACCAAAGAATTCAATTTGGTGATGTAGGAGACATCCTCGCTAATCCAAAAGACAATTTTGACCAAGAGCTTGAATTAAATGGCGAACAAAAGTCAGTTCTACTAAATTACGGCAAGATCTGGGACAAGTTGCTTGACTCTTAAACTACTGGATGCTTTTGCTGGCATAGGAGGATTCTCGTACGCCGCAGAGAAACTAGTCGGTGGATATAAGACTAAACGTTTTATTGAAATCGACCCCTATTGCCAGTCAGTTCTCAAGAAGAACTTTCCTAAAGTACCAATCCACAATGACATCACCACATTCCACGCCGAACGAGACGAATACGACGTTCTCACAGCCGGATTTCCTTGCCAGGATTTATCCGTTGCGGGCCAACAACGAGGAATTGGAGAAGGAACTCGCAGCGGTCTTTTCTACGAAGTCATGCGTTTGGTTGGGGAGATTCGACCTAAGTTCGTCTTACTTGAAAACGTTAGAAATCTCCTCTCTCACCAAGACGGGCAAACGTTCCAAGAAGTCCTCTTTCAAATTGCCAAGCATGGGTACAATGCTGAATGGTCAATTGTTAGCGGTCGAGATTTGGGAGCCTGTCACGAAAGAAAACGCATATGGATCATTGCCTACCCCAAACACGATGGACTCTCTTCCTCAGAGGAGTGTCGAATCAATGAGGAAGCAAGTAACCAAGACAAGACCAGGGAGAACCAAACTTGCCAATCTCAGAGAAGCAGTCAATCCAGAAGCGGTGAAACTGTTCGACGAGCTTCGGAATCCAAAACTACCGACACCAAGAGCACAGGAACCGGGGAGTACCAACCACGGTTACGGGGACAATTTAAAGGAGGGAGTCTTCAAGGAATTGGGGATTCCGACCAAGAAATACCCCAGCCTTCCTACTCCGACAGCTCGGGATCACAAGGATTGCGGACCAAACATGAACTACCAGAAAGCCCACGAGAAGAGGAGACTTCCAGGATCTGTAGTAGTTCTGGGCAATCAATTGCCGACACCATGCGCCAGAGATTACAAGGGGAGGACAGGCCAAGGTTTTCAGGACCGATCAGGTGGCCGACCCCGCCAACTTCCAGACGCCTTGACCCGTTCTGGAGAGAGTACGTATCTCAACCCACACTTTGTAGAGGAGATGATGGGCTATCCAATCGGATA